ACCCTAGACAATCTCTTGGCTTCTCAGATTATCACGCCTAAGCAGTACCTGGAGCGGCTGCCCAAAGGCTCTGTTCCCAATCTTTCCGGGCTTATCCGCGAGATGCAGGAGGCCCAGAGGGCGCAGGAAGAGGCGGCCATGCAAGCGCCTGAACAGCAGGGCGTTGATGTGCAAGCCATCATTGACGGGCTTCCGCCGGAATACCGCCAAGCGTTTGATTCTGTGCCGCCGGAGCAGCAGACGGCCATGCTACAAGAAATCGGGGTGATGTAATGCGGACTGGAAACGATGTGTTCCGGCGGGCTATATCCCTGCTGGGATATACAGGTGCAGATGGGGCCGTAAACGGCGCACAATCGGCCGAATTGTTCCGTCGCGGGTTAAATATCGTCAATCAGGTAATGGCCGATATTTGGCCGTTGGAGCGTAAAGACGCATATATCCCGCTTTCCAACATCAACGACGATATTCCGCTGTCTCAGTACGCAGTAGAAAGCACCATGCTCTACGGCGTAGCTATGTTTTTGGCGCAGTCCGAGGGAGATGGGGAAAATCAGCAGTTTTATTCCAGCCTGTATCAGCAGAAACGGAACGCCGTGAAGCGCCCGCCGGTGCGACGTGTCGACACGCTTCCGAATGTGTGGGAGGATTAACATGCGTATTCCAAAAATGCAGGCAAGCCCGCAGTACATGGTGACTATTCCCAAGCTGGATGGCGGCGTAAACCTCAAGGATGCGCCGCATCTTGTGGAGGATAACCAGCTTACCGACATTTGCAATATGTGGTGGAAAGACCAAGCCCTCCGGACGCGACCTGGGTTGATGACCGATGCCGAGAAATGCGTGGATATAGGGGAACGCATAGGAACCGATACCGGTTACTATAACCTGAGACGCGAATCTGATTATTTTAATGTAGATACTTATATTGACGGCTCTTTATCGGCAGTGCTAATCGATTCAGAGTATTGCCTAGAAGAATCTGGTGGCGCTGAGAGGTTTTCTGCAGACATTAGGGTTTGTTCTGACAAAGGGGATATATCCGCGTTGGCCTCTATTCCGAATACATACTCCGTCGGAATGATTTCGCAATGTGTAGTCCATAAAGATACATGGTATGTATTTATGACGGGCGGGCAGATTTACAAATATAAACCGGATTCCGACGGCCAACATGTATTTACTAAAGTAGAACCGTATGTTCCGCTTGTTGCCTTGAACGGGAAAGGGTATGTATCAGGTACAGACAAAGGTTCGTTTGCATTCAGTGGAACTTTTTACGAAGGATACAATTTATTGACAGGGGCATTTAAAGTTACCTATACAACCAATGGGAAAGATAATATCTTCCCGCTCCCAATTGGTGATTTATCGTCTTATCCCGGAGAAGATATAGTCATAAAATTTACCCAGCATAACGGGGAAGTTACCACATTTAACATACCGTGGGATAAGTGGTATTCAAACGAAAGAGACTACACTGTAGACGATTTTATGACCGACGAAAATAACGCCACCGTTGTTGCGGAAATAGACAGGAAGAACGGGATTTTCTACTTCAAGGCAAACGGCCAAGGTCAAAGTGAGATAAGATACGTTGCCCCGGATCCATCCGTCCAAAACAACTTAGAAATAACGGCTTGGTCTTATAGAACGGGGAAAATTGATATATGCGCAATGAGGTTTCATACATGGTTTGGCGGTGACGGAAAAGGGATAAACGGCGGAACGAGACTATTCATGGCAGGAGACAAAAGAAATCCAAATCTAGTGTGCTGGAGCGCAATAAATAATCCGCTTTATTTTCCAGAAAACAGCAATTCTAGAATAGGAGATTACGGGCAGGCAATAACGGCTTTTGGCAAACAGTCTGATATGCTGGTAATATTTAAAGAACATGAATTATTTTACTCAACGTATCAGTCTGGCAGTTTTGATTGGCAGGATGTATATAGCGGGAATACTGTTGTGGACGTTGAAACTAGTTCGGCGGCGTTTCCGATTTTCCAAATCAACGCATGCATAGGGTGTGACTGCCCGCATACTATTCAGCTTTGCAATAATCGACTTGTGTGGGCTACATCAGACGGAAAAGTATACACGCTCACAAGCTCAACGCCTTACAGCGAGAGAAACGTCCGCGAGTTGTCTGGGATGATAGAAGCATCACTGAAATTAAATGATTCAGAAGCGTTAAAAAATGCCAGTTCCGGGGACTATGCCGGGCATTATGTCTTGCAGGTTGGCAACTCCTTGTATTTATTGGACTACAATTCCAGTGGTTACGAACACAATACATCATACACTGGCAGAAACGCAGAAAAGCATATGCCATGGTACATCTGGAGTACAGCTTCTGACGGGGTTACCTGGAAGCGCTTTTTCTCATCCGGAGATAACGGTTTATTAATCGGAGAGAAAAGCATGAACGACACGGTTTATCGAATTGTATGCGTGCTGGGAGATGGAAAGGATTACGGGGTAGATTACAACAATGGTTTGCAATTTTCCAAAACCCAAATTCGCTCCATGCTCCAAACAAAACTATTTGATTTCAGCCGTCCAGGACGGCGCAAAAACGTCCGCAAGCTGCACATTGGCGCCACCGATGTGGCGGATGGGTACATCACACTGTCTTATGTGACGGAATTCGGTACGCAGGAGGATGCATACCGAATCGGCATGTATGGGGATGGGGATATGCGTGTGTGGGCCGTTACGCCTCATGTAAACCGCATAAGACGATTTGGAATCCGCGCCGATAGCGCCGGTGCCATGGCGGTGGACGGCATGGTTATTCGATACGAAGTATACGGGGAAGTGAGATAAATGGCAAGGTCAATACAGGAATACGTTGACGAATTATACGGCAAGGGTCAGGGGACGTTAAACCAAATTCACGAGCAGCGGAAGCAATCGGATCAGCAGCTTATTGATAGTGTGAATGCGGCGATTGACCGTACAACGGCTGCTTCCACTAAGCCTTATCAAACGCAAATAGAGCAGCTTCCGGAGGCGTATCAGAAGCAGTTCGACGCCAATGCCGTGCAGGAACTGGTTGGCCGCCGCAAAGTGGAGGAAGCCATGGCCAACATGGGCCTGACCGATTCCGGCCTGAACCGTACCCAGCAGACCGCCTTGTCCGTACAACGCAGCAATGCGGACGCGGCCGCCCGGCTGGAGCAGCAGAAAAAGACCCAGGAATTGCAGGACAAAATTGCCCAGCTTATTGAAGCGGGCGCGGCCCAGAAGCAGCAGCAGGCAGCCGGCGTACTGAGCAATACGTCCAATTGGTTCAACGATGCTTTAGCGAGTTCTTATAGCACCGCTATGCAGCAGGGAACCAGCATGTATAACGCCGATTTAGCCAGGGATGAACAGGCCAGGCAGGCGGAGCTTGACAGGCAAAACGCTCTTGCCAAGGCAAAGTACGAGGCCCAGACCGCACAGGCGCAGGCCACCGCCAAGGCCAAGCAGCAGGAGTTTGAAAACAAAATAGCCTTGGCGAAACTGTTCGCCGGAAACGATGCAACACCAGAAGAAATTGCGAGATACGCGCAAACGCTTGGGCTTTTGCCGTCGTCTAATTCCGGTGCAGGCTCAAGTGGTTCGGCTTCCTCCGGAATAAAATACGAGCCCAAATCCAGAGGCGTATACTTGGGCGGTAAAGTAGAGAGGGGAGAAATAAGCAAATGGGACGCGGTTAAGGATATTATAGATAATTTCCAAGGAGATGAACTAGCCATGCGCCGGGCGGCGCAATCCGCCGGCGTGCTGGATTTGCTTATGCAAAGATATAAATGAAACTAGGTGAGTATAATGCCGTTTGTCCCTATTTCAGACGAAGAACTGAAAAGCCTTAATTCCCTAGAAAGCAAAAGGTTTGTCCCTATATCAAATGAAGAACTTAAAGCATTGAATTCATCACTGCAACTCGCTTCCCAGCAGCCCGCCAAAGGCGTAACCAGGACAACCACGAAGGTGTCTGCTACATCTACAGGGAAATTGCCTGTTGCCGAGCCTTACCAAGTGCCTCTGCCGGATGCTATGGTTTCAGTTTCGAAGGGGCGAAATGTAGCTTCTCAGCTACCGATGTCTCCTGACGAGTTTGTCAACGCTCCGGATTTTTCAGAGAAATCTATATATTCTTCTGGTATAAAGGACGCTACATATCAGCAAATAAACGCATATCACGGAAATGACCCCGAAAAAAAGGCGGCATTTAATCTTCAATTATTGAATAGCCCTGCTCAGAATTTTTCTAACAAGGGATATGCGTACATAACTGAGGATGAATTGAAAACGTATAATTATATACATTCTCAGTTAGGAGAAAAGGCCGCTAATTCGTATCTGGATTCCCTTGGGTTAACCTCTCGTATGACAGAGGATAACGCGAGGCGTAATGAAGAACTGGCGAAAAAACACCCGATCATTACGAGCGCCTTGTCCCCGGTGCTTACATTTGCAAAATCTGCGGCTGCGGTTGATAATGCAGCTTCTTATTTGGGCGGAAACGGGATTGATGAAAATTCCTTTGCGAATCAAGGCTCTAGGGCGCAGTCAAGCGTTCGTGGCACCGTATCGAATAGCATCGAAGAAAACATAGGTGGGATAGGCGGAAAGATTGGTTCATTTGCGTATCAAACAGGAATGTCTATTGCCGATTATCTCACTGTTCTTGCTGGGAGCGGTGGAAACAAGACTGCTGTTTTAAGCTTTTTGTCCACGTCCGCCGCGACTGATGCGCTTATCGAAGGAAAAAATAAAGGGTTGTCTGACGGCCAAGCCATGTTAAAAGGCGTAGTAGCGGGGGCTGCCGAAGCCGTGTTTGAAAAAATTCCGTTAGATAATCTGTTTTCCATCGGCAACAAATCCGGAGTTACCAAAAAAGTTCTGGAAGTACTTAAGCAAATGGGCCTTGAAGGGGCAGAGGAGGTTGGCACTGATGTAGCAAACGCCATAGCGGACGGAGTTATCAGCGGTAATAAATCGGATTACAATCTTTCGGTACGCGCCTATATGGAATCTGGCCTATCCGAAGCAGAAGCCAGAAATAAAGCGGCTGCTGATTTCGCCAAGCAAATAGGTATGTCATTTGCTGGCGGGGCTATTTCTGGCGGTGTTCTTGGCACTGGCGCGGAATTGCTTAACTCCGCCGGTTCAAAAAAAGCAAACGCATCGACAAGTGACCAGTGGACAAACGGCACATATGCTGATACAATGGAGAAAACGCAAGCAGGAGGCGGCACGGATGGACGAGCAGGAGCGACGGAGAATCTGGGCGAAAGTAGCGGCGTATTATGGGAACCCGGCCAAGGAGCCACCGGAGCCGGATTTGGAACTTCGGAAACAGATACAGGATTTTACGAGAGAATATCAAAAAATGCCGAAGGAGCAGAGGCGGAAAATGCTTCAGGCGGCAGAGCGCGACGAACCCTACAGGTAGGAGATAGGACGTATGACTATGAGGTTGTCCCAAGTGCGGAGCAGTCAGCGCAGGCAAAGCAAACGCAAACTCTGCTTACCGAATATGGAATACCGTCTGAAATTGTGTACTGGTCGCAATCCAATGCCAACGGTATAACCCAAACCATGCAGGGCGAGGCTTCTACTCTGCGGAACGGTACAGTGCTCATTAAGAACGACGCAGTCTTACAGGCGCAAGAGATGGCCGGTCACGAAATGGCCCACGTGGCGGCCAAAAAATCTCCCGCTGAGTATCAGAAGTATTATGACGCGGTAGTTAATGAAATTGATTTTTCAAGCGAAACGTTTGTGGATATTTCAGAGTCAATTATTAAAGAATATTTCATTGAACGTGGGAAAGAATTCGATTTCACTCGCGATTATCCAGCTTTGTATAAGGAGTTGGTCGCGTACATCAGCGGGGATATACTGGCAGATGAAGCCTTTGCCCGCCAAGAATACTCCTCGGCGCTCTACAATTTCGACGCGGTTCTTGAAGCGTGGAAACGCATGGATACCGCCATGCGGGAATATGGGAAAAGTACCAAAAAAACACCTAAAGCAGATTCCGGTAATACCGGGTCTGCTTTTTTTGATGCCGATTCCAAGGGCTCGACCGACAATATAGATGCCATCGTGCGGGATG